CGTATAAGAGCAAGTAACAGGCAAGCCCATGCTAAACGTGGTGATTTCAAGCCAATCAGGACGCAATGGCCATAGCTCAACACTTTGGCCAATGCCAATTTTTAATACATCGCCTTCGCCTGCAATGTCATGCGAGCCGATCATCTGAGTTAAAAACTTTTCCCACGATTGCATGAGGTTTGGCTTTTTCAATAACGCCAAAACAGGGTGATTTACTACCGCTTCGCCTTTTTCGTTAACCAAAATAATCGGACATTCAATAGCGGCTTTTTGCTTTGCCATAATGCAAGCGCGAACAGTCGGATTATCACGATAGCCTTCTGTAGCAAACGCCACAAACTCACGCGCCGACCATGTGGCTGAGTTTCTTTGCATGATCGAACGTATGGCATTAGAGGACTTTTCCTCTTTTTTCCAGAACGACCATGTGGCTGAGTTTCTTTGCATGATCGAACGTATGGCATTAGAGGACTTTTCCTCTTTTTTCCAGAATTGCCACCATTTCGACATTATAAAAATCTCACTTTCGGTTCGGTTTTGCGTTTAACTAAGGGTTCGATTGCATAGCGCAATGCGTCAGCATAGTGATTATTTGCATCTTCTATGTCTGTTGTCGGCTCGCTATGTTTGTCGGTGCGATAGCTATACGCTGCCAATTCTGCATAACAGCAATCAGCATCAGGATGAATGATGATTTCTTTGAAAGATTGCAGGACGACAACACCATCCTCGACGCTGCCTTTCCACTTGACACACCCTTTGATTAAAGGAATGTCTTTTTTAACCTTGCTAATCGTTTCAGGTCTTGCACAATCAGCGCGTGACGTGAATTTCTTAACGCTTGGGACGTGCTTTTCTAGCCAGTCCGCCGTGTCGTCTAATTCAAGACCAACCTTTGAGCCTGCTCGTCTTATGTAGAGCGTTTCATTTTTAACGTATGATTCTATGATTGCCGTAGGGTCAACACTGAACCCCCAGTCGATGCCGATTAACGGATCACCAAACGACTCATCAAGCGTAAAATCTAAAGACCTTAGCTTTTTTGCTAAAATCGAATTGTCAGATATTTTGAGAAATTTGCCTTCCCAAATCCACGAATAACGACCTGCATCACCGCGCATATCGCGTAGACGCTGATTGTTTAGCGACTCAGGAAACCACGGGTTATCCTGCCAATTAATCGTGATATGCAGCGTTTTATCGTCATTCTTAACGATAAATTCTTGCCATGTTGGGTCTGTTTCAAATCTTGGGTTAAAAACAACATAAACCCGCACCATGCCGTAACGTGGTGTCGGTCTTAAATAATCCCATGAGTTTTGTGTGATGTTTTCAGCTTCATCGGTCAAGACAACCCGAAGTTTATTGATCGACTTAATGTTCGTGATGTTGCTTTTTAACCCTGCGAAAATAAACTTCGCGCCCGTGACTAAATTAGTTATTTCGTTTTGCAGAATCTTAAAATGATTTGTTAAGTTGTTTTTGTGAATACCGCTAACAATCGCAGAATACAAACTATCGTTAATCGACTTCTGTATTTCTCGACAACAAAGAATAACCCCGTCATCAATGAAGGACTCAAGCAGACCAATGGCGACTAACGCCTCTGACTTTGCGCCGCCCCTACCGCCTTCCCATACTATCGTGTCGTATTTATTGGTTTTTAAGTTTTCAAATGACGTTAATAATTTGCTAGGGACTTCAAGATTCATTTTTAGGCACTACGCCTACAATATTAAATGTCGGCAACTGTAAAGGCGTTCCGTTTGTGCCTGTGTGTTCAATAACCTGCTTATCTAATCCAAGAATCCGAGCCTTGCCCATTGTCGCACTAACCATTGACGCGGCTTTTGCTGTGTCTTTAGCTATTTGACGGGCTTCTTCCAGCTCTGTGATTAGCGTGTCTTTGGTGATGTCGTGGCGTTTTGCTAGATCGCTTCTTAATTCGTCGATTCTTAACGTAACCTTACCGTTATTTAATAATTCAAAAGCCTTTATGTTTACCGATTCAGGCTTCATCTTTTCGCAATTATAAGACTGACGATAAGCCTCAGAAGCGTTGCCTAACTCAATATAGAGATTGCAGAATTTTTCTTGCTTAATCGTTAGCTTCATTATTTGAGTCCAGCAATAACCCACAACACCAAATAAACTATCCAACCAGCACTACACACAACAGCCAAAAAGCAGAATATTAAAAATGCTTGGAATAGGCGCTGAATGACTTTCATTTAATCACTAACGCAATTAAAGCAACAATCACAGCGGTCACAATCAAACCTAAACCTGTTAGCACCCAATTTCTAAGCTCTAAAAGTTGTGGTTGATGACGTTCTATTTCATCAATCCTTGAGCTTGATTTTTCGATTAGTGTTGAGTTTCTTTCGACATGCTGCATGATTGTTTTGTTTTGCTCTTGTATAACAACGAGAGCAGTTAATGAGTCACTGATTTTGACTATTGCATCATTGAGACGCGAATAATCACGACTCAACATATCGTGACCATCTTCCAGTTTTTGGAGTCGCGCCTCATGCAGTAATTCATTCAATTCCCTGCCCCTTACCTTCTCGCAATATATACGCGATGCCTCCACAGACACCGATTAGTGCGCCTACAGGCGTGGCATAGGCCAATGGCAATACTGGAGCAATTGCGCTTAGAATTAGACCGATTCCTGCCCACGTTGAAGGTTCTTTAAGCCGTTTTGACTTCATAATCAAACCTGCTATTTATTTGTTGATGAAAAAAGCCCAACAGCTAACTAATCGGGCAAATTTTTTAATTAAATTGTTTTTAATTGGAAGTGCATACCGTCAGGCTTAGACCAAGTTCCACCCCACGTAAAACCCGCGTCTGTAAAGCATTTCACAAACCCTGCGGATAACGTTGGAGCTTTGCCCATTGGATTCCATGCAGCGTTAACATCTATTGCAACACCCCAAGAGTGAAGCGACTTTGTTACAGCCCCGCGCTTTTGTCGAATGTTGAAACAGCCATCCCAAGTTAATAATTCTGTGACGTAATTCGTTTTGATGAGATTAGCGAATGCTTTAGATAGCGGCTCGATCATGTCTTTGTTGCAGTATATTCGTTTTGGGATAACGCCTATTTCAAGAATGACAGGCACGTCCCACAAAATCATATTTCTTTCTAAATCAGGCGCACCGTATTTTTTTAGGCAATCAGCAGATGTTAAAAGCCCCATGATGTGACGCTCAATTTGATAAATTTTAGGCAATAAAAAAGGCCGCTTTGTGGGGCGACCTTAAAAACATTTGCTTAATCAATAAAATGACCAGCTTAGATAAAATATAGTCTCACAGTCTCACGATGTCAAATACAATCATCACGACAAACAAACATCTTTCAGAATAGCACTTAAATCAGTGGCAACAGTCTTTTCCAATTCATTAAGCTGATCTGTAATCGCTCTCTTTTTTCTGAATATCGTTGCCCTTGATTGCTCGCACATATCAACAATACGCTCAATAAAACCGCGTTTAACACTGACACTCGCCCACGTCCAAATGATTAACCGCTTAAAGTCATCACTTACACCATCGCAAACAACCACTCGCACCAACTCATTAACCGCGTTTGCTCGCTCCTGTTCATCTGCTCCATACTTTGCCACAACAGCATAAAACGCGCTTTGTGACGTGTTGCGATGAATCCTTGCCCGTGTCATTGAGTCCTGAGTCAATCTATCATTAGCTGACAAAGATTCTGTCTCAGTGTGTTTTTTTGTCAAATCTTCGACATAGCCGCTACTGTATTGAGTTTGCCACTGTGCAGGCTTGCAAGTTGATATTGAGTCAACAGCCATTGCTCTAATAATTGCGTGTTGCTCATTACGATAGATTGCTAATGCAGACATAAACACCTCTAATCATTCTTTGTAATAATCTTCAATGCGCTTGATTGCTTCTTGTGCCGAATAACACACCGCCACCGCATAACCGACATTAGCCGCGTTCTGCAAAAACTTTTCTTGGTTTTCCGTTACCTTGTTGCTGCCATATTTCATCTCGATAAACAGTCCGTGATAATCGACCTTTGGCACTGGCTTGTTAATTATTCTCACATTACATTGCGCCCACGATTCCACTGTGTCACGCTCAATCATACCCGCATCTTCTAAAACAATGACAGATGTTTTTAACAGCAATTCATAGA